CTACATCCATAACTGGAACTACGGATACGGTTATGGTCACGGCGGGGTTAGCGTGATCGGGATTATCCTGATCATTGTCATCATATTGTGGGCAACAGGGTATATGTAGAGGTTCGACGCATCATAGGGATGTCGTCAACAGTGGAGAAACGCAATGGCAAGAGGTTCATGGGCGTATATTCAGTTCGTAGAAAGGCCGGGTGGTGGCCCGGTCGATCCGGGTTGGGGCATTGACGAGGGTGAAGGGGGTTACCCCGGCCATCCCGATCAGGGCCTCCCCGGTGGTCGTCCGCCGCATGTCGGTAATCGCCCTCCGGGTTCGGGTCGTCCTCCCCATGTGGGCGGTGGTCCCGCTTGGGGTGGTCGTCCCGGTCGTCCCGATCAGGGTCTGCCGCAGCCTCCACACCTGTGGCCGCGCCCTCCGGGTGGCGGGCATCTGCCGGTCGATCCGGGTTGGGGCGTAGGCGAGGAGCATCCCGATCAGGGTCCGATCTATCCGGTGGACCCCGAGCATCCCGACAACGTGCTGCCGCCAATCGAGGGCGTGGAACCGCCTCCGGTTGATCCGCCCCCCGGCACTGTCTGGCCCCCGCTGCCCCCGGAAGTCTCCCCTCCGGGTAGCGCCAAGAAGGCGATTGTCCTTGCCGCCATCGAGGGCGTTGGCTATCGGTATGTGGTGATCGAAATCTCGCCTGCGCACCCCGATCAGGGTCTGCCGCCGCAGCCGGGACATCCCGATCAGGGCCTGCCGCCGACCCCACAGCCGAAGGGGCGTCTGGGGCGCTAGCAACAACGAGGGAGCCGGGCGACCGGCTCCCTTACCCACGGGAGTAACGGCCATGCCAAGCACATCCAAACCCCAAGCCCGTCTCATGGCCGCTGCCGCCCACACCAAGGGCGGGTTTGGCGGGGTGCCGCAGAGTGTCGGCAAGGAGTTCAACATGGCTGACAAAGGCAAGAAGTTTAATAAGGGCGGTGGTGTAGAAAGCTCTGCCCATCAGGCGTTCGAAAACAACAAGGCGGAAGCCTTGGTCTACCCCGGCCCGGCACAGGGGCTGAAGAAGGGCGGCGCGGTCACTGCGATCAGCAAGCCGGTCAAGCCTGCCACGGGCGGGTGGAAGCGCTGGGGACAGAAATGACGGAGCTTACAGAACACTTCACGCTGGAAGAGATGACCGACAGCCAGACGGCGGCGCGCATGGGCTTGAACAACGTGCCGCCAATGGGTAGTCCAGAGCGGGCAAACCTCAAACGCACTGCCGACGTGATGGAGCAGGTGCGCACCTTGCTTGGCGACAAGCCAGTGTTGATCTCTTCTGGCTATCGCAGTCCACAGGTAAACAAAGCGGTCGGCGGCAGCACGAGCAGCGCCCACATGAGCGGGCTGGCGGTTGACTTCTCCTGCCCCGGTTTCGGCACGCCAAAGCATATCTGCAAGCATCTGCACTCGCACATGAAGACGCTGGGCATCGACCAGTTGATCCACGAGTATGACACATGGGTGCATCTGGGCCTAACTCAGGGCGCACCGCGCCACATGGCCTTGACCATCGACACTAAAGGTACGCGCAACGGCTTTGCTTGAAGGGTAACGTGTTGGGAGATGAGCGACGATGACAAGCGAACTTACAAACAGTTGTTGCTCATTGCCGTATTGGCGATCTTCGGCATCCTATACCTCGTGGCGTTCGGCACACTGTATACCGTCTATGGGTGCTTCGACCTTTACCTTCACAAGATCTTACCGATCCCAGAGGGTTGCGGCAACGGCAACATGTCGAAGTTCGTGCTTGAGTTTGTAGGGATCACAGTGGGTGTGCTGGGGGCGATTCGGTTGCTGGGGCAGTAACCCACGAGAGTAACTACCGGCACGAGTGGCCCACCTGCCGGTAGCCATATGGGCCACGGAGAAGCGATATGGCGACGACACCACAGACACCATCGCGGCCCCCGCCGCTGACGCGGGCGCAGATGGACAATCCCAATGCGGCAAGGGAGGTCGAGCGCGGCGGACCCGCGTCTGCCAACGGCCCGCCCAAGCGCTCCACGCAGGAGACGCTGCGGGACCGCGCCGAGCAAGCTGCGGAAGCGTTTCAGCGCGCCGACGACGCGGCCTATGAGCGCGCCACGATGGGCGTGGGCGACGACGAAGACCTGCGTGACAAGCTGTTGGCGTTGGGTGCCGACGTGACCCGCGCTAGCCCGGCAAGGGAGCAGCCGCTTCCCGACGCGGTGCCGGGGTTGACCACAACCACGGGAGCTTATCGTTGCCCCATCGATCCGACCACGGCGGCGGTCCCGGCTCCCGACGACTCGGAGATGGTGGTCCGCATGCGCGGCTTCCCCACAGTGGGCAGCGGCAGGGAGGGTGGTGGCCCGGAGAAGCGCTTCATGAAGCGCGAAGGCGCGGCGCTGATCGAAGAGTAACAACGTAAACTGGCGGGAAAACAAATTCCCGCCAGTGTCTTGACACATTCACACCATTATGATACGATTATGCATTGGCGAATGGGTTCGCCACTGGGGACATGGAGACGTGGCTATGAAGAGTTTGGTGCTAGGCGCAACGCTGCTTGCCGCTGCCGGGGTTACTCCCGCGAGTGCGACGTTGCAGCTTTCAATCAGTGACGGCACGACGACGTTCTCGTGCAAAGACGGTCAGCTTGGCTGCGATCAATCAGGCGGGGCTAACAATCTCTTGGTGGTCAACACCACGGTGGGAGGGTTCTTTGTTGAGATCGCGCTCACCCAGAGCACGTTCGGCGGTCACGACATCCTCCAGCTTTCAACCTCGGATATCGTCAACAACGGTGCGCACGAGGGGGTGCTGAGCTTCTTCGCCAGCGACACTGGCTTCGTTCCGCCTGTGAACAGTATCGAAGAGAGCGCTTCGCTCACGTTTAATCGTAACATTGGCGCAGCCAATTCGACGCTGGAGTTCTTCGCCGATCCGGCCAACGGACAGGGCGCTAACCCGCTCAACACGCCCGGCACTTTGCTCGACAGCGTGTCTGGCCACGCGACGACCGACCCGGATAGTTTTTCCGGCACCAAGACCCAGAGCTTCATCGCTGGTTTGCCATTCTCAATGACGGAGGCGGCGCACCTCGATCTAATTTCTGGCGGTTCAATTACTGGCTTCAATCAGAGTATGACTTCCAGCGCCATCCCAGAACCGTCCACGTGGGCGATGCTGGTCATTGGGTTTGGCTTCATGGCGTGGGGCGCGCTGTCGCGCAAGCGCGTTCGCGAACTTTCCCTATCGTAAGCTTTTCGTTCATTGGGGCTTACGTAGACTGGGTGGGCCTCTCCCGTGGCCCACCCTTTTTATTAGTCATGCACTTTTGCTTTATCATTTGCCGCGTAGGCTTCTTGGTATAGGCTTTCAATCATCTCAGTAATGCTTATCCCACCGCTACTATAAAAAGTTTCTAGAATACACATGAGCGCGTAGGCTGTAGCGTATCCACCACCCTGCGGTTCGCTTGCTCGTTCTAAAAAGTGATCTTTGATTTGCTCATTGTCTAAAGGTTTCAAGTCCATCACTTACCCTCTTGAGTAAGGAGACGCAACGCCTTAAGGCGTTGCATCCCTTCGCTATGATCGTCGTTGTCCCATGCCGCACTCAAATCAGGCAGCGGTATATCACTACCAACACGAGTGGGAGGATAAACGCTGCTGCGTAGAACAGGTAGAGGGGCGCTCGCCCGCGCATATATGCCACAACGTTGCGGATATGGATAATACCAGTGACTATACTTATGGCAAGCGCTAGCTGGTTGAGGGTGGGCATAGATTACCCCGGTGAGTAACACCGTGGCGAGAGTTTTCACGTCGCCCCCGCCACCTTATCCAATAGCTCCATGATCGCCATGATCACGTCGGCTTCGTTCTGATTGTAAGGCTCGCTCCCTCGTTGAGCATGCTCGCGCGCCATCGCCACTGCGTTAATTGCCGTGGCGCGGCGCAGGCCGCGTAGCGACACGCTCTTCTTGGCGTCGTCGCTTATGGTGTCGAAGTGGGTCATGCGAGGCGGCATGGAGGGAAGGGTGGGGCGTAGGGGTTCTTCGTTCATTGGTCTTCCTTTCTTATGGAACATTAGGTTCAAACTTCCCGTGGGCGATGATGTACTCAAGCGTCTCCTCTAATATGGTGCCGGTCGCCTCGATCACCCACGAACTTTGCTTGGCTCCAGCCATATCCGTGCCAGCGCCGATGACGACATTAAATATCTTTGCGTTGAGCCGCTTCTTCATCGCCGCCGCTAGGTTTGATTTGGGGTTACCTGTACGCTTGCACCACGAAGTCAGCGCACTGTCGGTGATCCGCAGGATGAGAGGGTCACCCGATAGCTGCACCTCAAGTGTTCCCCAGTTAAAATTAGGCGGCTTCAGATTGATAATTTTGATATCCTTGCCCGGCTTACCCGCACCGATCTGTGTCTTGTTCAGGATGACAGTGTTGCGTGGCAGCTTCTCGTTGAGGAACGCGCCTAACGTACTAGTTAAAGCTATATCAGTGCCGAAGTCGCTTGGGTCATCCAGCATCTCTTGCTTCATGCGGCGAAACTCTGCATACATGTACGCCTTCATCACGTCGATGGGAAACTTGCAAAACCCCAGCTTGTTAGCGAGGTGAGCACCCAACAAGATTGTTGCGATGGCGTCGATCCAGTAGCGCTCAATCTTGGGGTCAGCGCCTAGCTCTTCTGCGCATTGTTGCTGCGTGGCGACTAGCGCTTTGCTGATTTTAGTGTGGTTCTTGCCAAGAAATTCTGCGTATTTAAAGCCGATCTCGCCAAAGTTAAAGTGCAAGTCTGTCAGGTGCCTGTTGACGGCGAAGGCAAACTCCTTCTCGGTCTTTGGCAAGTCGATAGCTTGCATCTCAAACATGCGCAACCATGACGCGTCAGTGCCTTTGTCCTCCTGCCGTACGGCATCGACAATGGATGCGTTAGCGCAGTATCCGCACATCGTTCTAAACTCTTTCACTTGTCGCATTGCGCCCATGCGGTTGGCGCGGCCCTTCTCGCGGCCACCCGTGAGTTGGAACGCCAACTCGGTCATTGCCCGCACCTGTTTCTCGCCCTTGATCTCGTCGTAGAACAGAGGCAAGTGCCGCAGCGTGGCGCACTTAGCAAACGTGTAGATCACGGTGTCACTAAGACCACCCACGACCGGCTTCGACCATGCGGCTTGACCAAACAATAACGCAGTCGATTTGCCGATGCCGGATTTGCCTGAGACTAACCCAAGGAGTAACCCGGCATGGCCGGTCATGTCCACCAAGGGAGAAGCAAACGTTGCTGCCCCCATGCAGCAGAGGTCAGGCCGTTCCGGCACTAAGAGGATACCCGCCAGCGCTCGCCACGGCGCTTCGTCGCCAAGCACTCGGTAGTCTTCCACACCTTCGCCCGGACGGTTCGATTTAAATTCACCGGCGGGACTAAAAAATTTCCCGGCGAAGGCAAAGCCCATATCGCCTTTATAGTCTTGGCTCCAACCGAAAGCTGGCACATCGATCAAAGTTTCTTTCTTGTGTTGCAAGAGTTTGAGGTAGTTTGCCATGAACATTCTCGAAAGTTCGGGCTTGATTGTGAGCGGCATTGCTTCAGAAGCAAGGGCTTTAGAGAACCCGATGTTGTCGGCAGTGATGGTGCTGTCAAACCGTTTGGTAACAATCTTCTCACCCTGTATGGTGTCAAACGAAAATCGGAACGGCTTGCCAAATTCCACGCTGGCTGACCCCGGCAGGAGAGGGTACTCGAATACGAGGAATTGATCCATACCACCCTTGTCGTTAGCTTTTGAGGTATAGATCAGGTCGTCGTTGCCTCGGTAGTATCCTGTCGGTAAGTCTATTGAATTTGGGCTGGGATTTCCTTGGAAGCCCGCGTGAGTACGAGTGTAGGGCTGCTTATACTGAACTGATAATGGCGTGGTGCCAAGAGCCAGATGCGGACAGGTGGCGCACTCAACGCGCTCAAGCGCAATGGCGGCGCACTTGGGAGGTCCGATGGTTTCGCGCGAGGCTCGCTGCTGTTGAGCAATCCGCAGTTTCTCCTCGGTCCCTTCGATACTATACTGGGGGCCTTTTTCGCATAGCCGGTGTACCGTCTTGCTTGGATCGTCGCAATGGCAAGATAGAGCAGCGACCAGATGCCATTGCTTCTCGCCCACCAGATTAGCGCCAGCTTGCTCCAGTGTATCCTTAATGAACGGGCAGAACCCTGCCACCACGTCGATGTTCGCAGGCGCATAACCACTCTTCATGCCGCCAGCCAGATCGTCGTTGACGCTAGACTTACTCTCTTGAGTACGGCTTCCCGGTCCACCCCCCGGCACCGCGCCTACGATCTTGTACTGGGACAGTCCCTTCTGCATATCTTTTAGCGGAATATGCGTGGGATTGCAATAGAGCATGGTGACCGGCTTGGCCTCAACATCAGGCCCGCCCTTGAAATTCCACGTCCCCGGCACCCTTAGCAGGCGGCACGGATCGTTGGTGCATTGCCGGTCGAACAACACACCGTGCTGAGTCGCCGCCGTCGATAGCTGCCCGGCCATGTGCCGGAACTCGCGCGGCTCAAACTCGGTGTCGAGCGTCCAGTACACATGCACGCCGCCGTTGCCACTCGCCACGATGATAGTTGGATATGGCAGGCCACTCACGAGAGTAAACTTTTTCAGCGCCAGCAGCACCGACTTGTGGTCGGGGTAGGCGCTCTCCTTGACATCCATGTCCATGTAAAGGTTCTTGCAGGCGACTAGGTTTGGCTCCTGTCGCACCGCCTTCGGGTATATCCGGCCCATCTCCCCGGCGTTACGGAACGCGCCTTGCGCGAGGTACACGCACTGTCCGCGCGAGGCCCAGTAGTTTGCATCCTCTAGCGCCGCACGGATATTCTTGTGCGCGTTGCCGGGAAAGATGGGTGGGCGACCGTCTTGAAACAATAACCGCCGATGAATGCTGAACCAAGTATCCTTATCGGCAAGCGCTACCTGCGTCAGAAAAAGATGGCCCTCGTTGTCCACATGCGTACTCCCCAGTACAATGGTGGGGCGGGTTCGCGCCCGCCCCTATTGTTTACTCGCCCATCAACTTGTCGAACATGGCCGACATTTTATCGGCAGGCGATCCTTCTTGCACGGGGGGTGGGGTTTCATCCACTGTCTCGTCGTCCGTCGCCACGACCACCCGCTTGGGTGGGATGTTGCGCCCTCCGGTGGCATTGGAGGGGGAGTTGACTTGACGGGTGCTTGGAGGCGGCGCAGAGGGTTGGGCGACCGCTTCCGCGATGCCGGTATTCACGGCATGCCCGCCCACTTTCTGGGGTGGGGGTGGGGGTGGCGGGGGAGCCGCCTCTTGGGGTGCAGGTTGGGGAGGAGGCGCAGCCTGCGTCTTGGGCGGCATGCCGGTTGACGCCTTCGGTGGAGCCTTGGGAGCCTGCACCTGCGACTGACCCTCTGTCCCTCCCGACGCGCTCGTGTCCGCGTGATCCACCTCGCCGCCATCGACGTTGATCTTGGACACGAGAATACGAGACACCGCCTCGGCCTCGCGCAGTCCCGCGATCACGTCGCTCTCGCCGTCGTCCAAGGGCTTCATGTACTGGAACACCACCTTGGAAAACTTCAAGAGAGGTTCGTAACTCAAGCGAGTAACAACGGCGCAGTAGGGAGCGCCCTTGCTACCGTCCGCCAACTCCATCGTGTCCAACGCCTCCTTGTAGCGCACCATGTTGGTGAGCGAACCGGGCGGCACACTCAAGAGCATGGGTCCGCCCGCTTCCTCGTTGGTGAGGTCGTAGGGTTGCGGGTAGTACGGCACCACTACGGTGCGCCGCCGCTGCTGGCACGCCTGCGCCTTGGGTGCGGCAGGAGAAGCGCCGGAACCCCATGCGCTGTTGGGGCAGGTCGCGCACACCGGGTTGACCGGCTGCGCTACCGTCTCATCAGGCTTGATGCCGTTGCTCGACCAGCAGTCGGGCTTCTTGCCGCGCACGCCCTGTACGTAGCCGCTGGCGTAGAACACCCGCGACATTTCCTTCTGGGCCTTGAGGATAACCACGTCCACGAAGGGAGCCGGGTACTCGGTGTTAGGGATGGTGACCAGCTTATCCTCGCCCTTCCACCGCACCACCCACTGGTTGGTGCCGATGGCAAGGATAGGAAAGCTAAGGGCTACGCCCTGCGACAGATCGTCATTGTCGCGTGGGATGTTCGCCCACCGATTGGAGATCGCAACTGGCCCCGTGGGGGGCTTCTGTACAACTTGGTTCATGTCCTGTCCTCTTTGGTTGCCACGTGGTTACTCTCGTGGGTTAGTCTTGACCAGCCTCTGCCCCGGCTGGCACGCCTAAGTCCTCCGCAAGAGCGTCGTCGTCAGGCGGTTCCGCACCATTGCCGGTGCTGGCTTTCGCCACCTTGGTGCGTGGCTTGGCAGGCGGGTTGATGTAGAGGATGTTCACGCTATTGCGCACGCATCCCGGTGGCGGCTCGCCATGCTCGTTGGTGAACACCTCGGCAGCATTGCCCGCCGCGCCCCACGTCACAAGCTCCCACTGCTCCATGCCGATCACATGACGCCGGAACTCGTCCTTGTCCTCGACCCGGTAGGTAACCTTCGGCTTCCAGTAGGCGGTGCCGAACTCGGTGTTGGCGCTCTTCTGCTTGGTGGCGTTCAGGAACTCAAGGATTTCCACCCGCGCCGCCACCGCCCAATCCTTAGCAGCTTTAAGCTCAGCCTCAAGCTCGGCCTCCCTCGTCTTTATCTTTGCTTCGATAGCCCGCACTTGTTTGACGCGGGTGCCTAGATCAAACGTCATTGTCCATTGCTCCTTCTTTTTTCGCCTATTAGATTTTCAAATTCCCGAAAAATTTTTTCGGGTTATTTTTTATTCCCACTTTTTCGTGTGTTATATCAACCCTTCTTTTTCAAACAACCATTCAGGGCCTTCAATCGAGATCATCGTGCCTCTGGGATAGTGGTTGTCCTCCCACTCAATCTGCGACTTCGGCAACCACACGCCACCTTGCAGGTTGCCGGTAATGTTCACTAGAATGGCGCTTTCCGTCTGATGCAGGTAGCAGACCTGCACCTCCACCATATCGAACTTACTCAAGAGAGTTATCCTCGGTGATCGCTTCCATAATCTCTAAGAACTTGTTTTGCAGCGCCTCGTTGCGGCCCAACAGGCTGTATATCCGCTTCTCTGCCGCCGTGCCGCCCACCATGCCGATCAACGTCCTATGGGTTTGTCCGACACGGAACGTACGGGCGTTGGCCTGACTGAACGTCTCCAGCGAGGTCGTCGGCCCGGCCCATATGGTGGTATTCGCCCTAGTGAGCGTCAGCGAGTGCGACATGCATCCGGGGTGGGCGCAGATGACCTTATATTGGCCGGTATCCTGAAATGCTGAAAAGATAGCATTTCGATCTTTGAGCGGCGTGTCGCCGGTTATCACCGCATGGTCGATTTGGTTGTCTGCCAGCATGGCGCTCAGAGCCTTCACCACGCTCTTATAGGGCGCGAACAGCAGAACTTTCTGTGATGTGCTGTCTACCAGATCAAGGATCAATTGCAAACGTGGGGTGTTCTCCAGATGAACTGTTTTGCCCTGACGGGTGTAAACATAACCAATGGCGATCTGCAACAGCTTGGACAGAATAGCACCGGCATTGAGAGCGTCGATTTTCTCGCTGCCGACCAGCGCCAGCGCCTCCCTGCGCATCGCGTCATAGATAAAGGTCTGCTGGGGCGATAACGGCGCTTCATAGTAATTGATTACTCTCGGGGGTAACTCGACCACCTCGTCCAGACGAAAGCGTACAGAGGGCTGCATGCAGGCGACCGCGCGCTCTTCGGCATGAGGCTTGGGCTTCCATGAAAACTGGCTTACCTTGATCATCAGTTGGTCGCGGAAGATGGTGAACCACTTTGGTACGGTGTTTGGAGTAATTGCTGAACACGGCCCCCACACATCTGTTACCGCTCGGGGGATGGGCGAGCCGGTCAGGCCCCATACGCGGGGTTTCTGCGCCACATAGTCGCGGAACGTCTTGGTGCGCTCGCTGCGCCCATTGCGGTAGATTGCCGCCTCGTCGGCGCACACCACGTCGATATCGGCACGCGATGATAGGTGTTCGTACATCACGTTCAACCCGTCGTGGTTGATGATATAGATGTCCATCTTTTGCATCAGGCGGCGCTCGCGCTGAAGCTTGGTGCCATGCAACACGATGCAGGTCAGCCACGGAAACTCGCGCATGATCTCTCGCCGCCACGTGCGGGTCATCGCCGTGAGGGGACAGATCACCAGCATCCGGTGTGCGAGGCCAGCCCTCCTAAGCGCGTCGAAAGCAAACAGGATACTCCTTGTCTTGCCGGTGCCGAACTCGTTCAAGACGTAGCCACGTGGCTCTTCGATCAGCAGCGCCGCTGTCACCTTCTGCGCATGAAAAGCGCTCGGTGGAAACTTATAGGTTATCGGCGAGGGCGCGTGTACGTTCATTTTGGCTCTCAAGCTGTTCCAGCCACTCCACTAACTCATGCAGAGTAACATTGTCGTCATCAATCACGAACGTCTTACAGTGTTGTTTCTCCCGTCGCTCGCGTAGAAAGTTGTTTTGGATGGCGGTCGCTTCGCCCTCGGGTTTCTTCGCCTCGATGAAAAACGCGACGGGTAAGTTGTGAACTTCGCCGTCGATCAGGAACGCTACGCCTGCCACACAGTGGTAGTCCACTCCACGCGCGCCGATCCCCATGTTCACAGGCTTGAACGCGTACACGAAGTCGAACGCTTTCAGCACCCGGTCGATGCTGCGCTTGGTTCGTCCCTCTGGGGTCGTCATGCTCTCCCCACTGGCACGCTCTCGTCGCGCTCCTTAACGATCTCCTCGCGAGTACCAGCAGGTTCAATCTCGTCTTCCGGCGTTATTGCCCAACTGGCGCACACGTTGCACATGATCTTCATCTCTGGGTAGTCTTTGATCGCCCGCTGCCCGGTCGGATAGACGCCCACCATGTGCTGACACTGGGAGCAGTGCTCCTGCGTCTGCTCCGGGTGTACCACCGTCATGTCCGCCAGCCGGGTGCAAACCAGCAGCATTGGCCCTTTGGTCATCGGTTCCTCAGTTTCTCAATCAATGCCTCTGCTTGCTCATTCAGGCGCTCGTCACTGCTCTCGTCAATGAGCGTGTGGAGTGCGCTGATTACCAGCTTGATCTCGTCGTCACTCAGGTCGAACATCATCGCCGCCACATCCTTCCATATTCGCTTCTCGGCAGGGCGAGCAAATCGTGGCCCGCTTCATCGAACGCGCCCTTGAGTTTCTTCACTTCGATCTTGTGGTCCTCAATGTGCATAACTATGGCTGGATGCCAGACTTCCTTAAACAACCCGCCCTCGCGCCGATAGCGCAGCACCTCCACGATGTCGTCCACCTTAAGCTCAGCCACGTCCCATCCTCTTGCCGTGGTGTTCGCAACTGGTCACGTCGCAATAGTCTTCGCATAGCCCACAAGGCTTGGGCGGGAAGTTCCCGGTCGCGTGCGCCTGCTCCAACGCAGTCACTCTCGGGAGTAACCCCTCATACGCGGCGGGGGTTTCGGCACGGAGGAAGGTTTCGTGCGACGTGTCGTTGTATTCGGTCCACAGATAGTCCACCCGCAGCTTGATCAGGTTCTTGTAGTGCTGAAAGATCAGGTGGGCGTTAATCAGTAACTGAGTGCCGTCCCATACCTTGGGAGGCCGCCCAGTCTTGTAGTCCACCACGTGACCAAAGTCTTGGCCCTTGACCTCGGTCGGCATGGTGCGCAGATAGTCGATCTTGGTGCGCACCCACGTGGTCTTGTCAAAGTAGCCTGTTGGCTTTCCCTGCCGGTCAGTGCTGAGCTTCAACTCGGTCTGGATGATTTGGAACGGGTGCAAGACGCGCGTCAGCTTCTCTGCCCACCGTTCCATATAAATCAGGTGTGGAGGAAGAGGGGTCGTGCCTTGCACCCGACTGCGCATGGCTTCGTGTAACTCGTCGCCACGGTCCAGCGCCTCTGAGCGGCCTTGCTCCACCGTCTTATCCACGTCCACGGCTTGATAGCGCCGGGGGCAGGTTTCGTAATTCTTCAGCTTGGAGTACGACCAAGCGAATGGCTTAGCTTTCGTGTCCAGCATTGCTTGGCTCTCTCTTGTCTGGTGTCGTCTCGCGCCACACACGCAGCGCTGCGGTCTTAGTCAGATACGGTCCTACGCTCTCGATGGGCAATTCACCCAGCTTGTCGTACGTGTTGATGTACCAGCCCGTCTTACGGGGGCTATCCTCATCGTACTCGTTCTCGTAGTACTCGATTTTGTCCATGTTACCCTCATGAGTAAGATCGGCCCTCACGACAGGATCATCCTGAACTGAGTGATCAGCAGGTCGCTCGGGAACAGGTCAATGCTCTCCTTGACTACGCCCTCTCGACCAGCGAAGCAAAAGAACACATACACCGTTTCGCCGTGGATGTGGCAAGCCACGAAGTCGCCCAGCCTAATTTTCATTTCGGCGCGGATGCCGCCCATGCGCTTGAGGAACAACTCGCGAGCGCGCTCTGATAGGTTGGGTGGTGGGTTCGTCGCCGTGCCGCTCATGATCGCGTGCATCTGGTCGTTAGAAAATTGCTGCTGCGCCTGCTGCGCCTGCTGCATTGGATGCGGTAGCTGCGCCTGCATCGCCTGATCTTCTTGGATGTTGACCATCTTCCACAAGTCGGGCGCTATGCCAAGCGCGCTCATCGGCAGGTTCGCCACCTTACTCTCCTGAGTTAAGCCCGGCTTCGATAAGCGCTTTAGCGACGTGTTTAGAGCTTGGAGGAATACTGTAGCGTCCACGGCCATTGTTGATCACCCACACCTTGCGCGGCTCCAGCTTGGCGCGCAGCTTATAGATCATCTGCCGGATCGAGGCGCGCACCTCGGGTAGTTCTTCCTTGCCCACCCAGCCTCTGGTGGACAGCATCGCTTGTAGGAACTTGGCTTCCAGCGGCCCCAGCGAGAAGACGTGTGTGAGCGTCTTCTCGTCGCAAGGGACACTGATGTCCGGTTCCTCGGTGACGAAATTTAACATCTCACTTACTCACCTCAGTGTTGCTTGAAAGACACGAATAATACACTATTGTCAACGATTGTCAATACTCGTGTAGGTTGTATTTCACTCAACCTCTGGTGGTTTCCACTCCTGCATCTCGCCATAGTTACGGCCCATCTTCACTTCGGCAGCGAGAGGGAGGGTCGGACACCATGCCTCGTTGCGGCGCATCTCCTCCAACGCAATGCTTGCGAGAGGCAGCGCCTGCTCGTCAGGCACGCAGTGAACGTTCTCGTCGTGGACGTTGAGCAGCACCCGTGCGTCGATCCCTAGCTCCCGTGCGCGAGCCTCGGTGCGCAGCCCGGCCTCCACCACATGCTGCCGGTCGAGCGCCTGCACCACGTTCTCTAAGAGCTTGGCTCCGTACAGCTTGCGCTTGAACTGCGCCTGCTGATACCAATAGTCGTTGTCCTCCAGCCGCAGGTTATCGTAGAACAGCCGCAAGCCGCTCGGCAAAATGATAGTTGTGCCTTCGACATGGCACGGCCCCACACCCCAGCCATCGCCGTAGCCGCTGACAATGGCGTGGATCAAATTGCCCAAGTCCTGCCAGCAGCGCCAGATGGCGACGTAGGTCGAGCGATACGTCTGCACCCACGTCTGGCAATCCTCCAGTGTGATCTCGATATCGATCTTCTGCTCGCGCGCATCGTTGGTGATGGTGCGATACAACTTCATCGCACTCATGCCGAACCCAAGGCCCAAAATGCAGGTCTTGCCGACGAACCGCTGTTTCTTACTCACGTGGGTAATCGGAGTAGAGTAGATGATGCTGGCGAACGCCTTGTAGGTATCCTCGCCCAATCGGAACGTCTCTAACAAGTCTTCCTGCCCAGCGATCCACGCCACAATGCGCGCCTCGATCTGCGCCGCGTCCACAGCGACGATGGTATAGCCGGGCGGCGCGAGGATCGCCTTGCGTATCTCCTTGCTCTTGCGTGCCGACAAGTTTTGTAGGTTCAGCAACCAATCACCCGAATATCTGTGGGTGTGCGCGCCGCCATACTTGAGCGGCACCGGCAGGAGAGGTTGTTTAAGGAAACTGTTGGTGCATAGCCCAATGTTAATCAGGCGTGTGGAACGCGTCTCTTCGATGGTTGACTTGATCCCTAAGCGTGCTGCGACAAGCGCTTGCACCTCTATGTCCGGGTGCTCCAACAGGTCGGTGAACGCGAGGTCGGTCTTAGCGAACGCGAAGGTCGGCTTGCCGGTGGCGGGCGATATCTTGGTAGGTGGGTCCACGCCCCGGACTATGAGCATCTCGGCGAACTTGAAGTTGCTCATTAGCGCGCCGGGATCGGTCAGCGTCACTCGCGAGAGTAAGTATTTCTTCCGCTCCCGCACGTCGCGGCGGTAGTCATCCAGCACCACCATGTCCACGTTGAACACGGGCTGGGTGGCCATGCGGATCACCCGATCCATCACGTACGCCTCTTGTGCCGGAAAGTCTTTCCTAAGTTTAAAGAATATCTCGCGGCACCCTTCCACGTCGTTAAGGGCATAGCCGGTGAAGCCCATCATCAAGCCGGGGTCAGCCTCCAAGTCCTTCCAGTGCTTGCCCTGCATCTGGAGGATGAAGTCGGTCTTCTCGGGCAGACCTAAGAACTTCAGCACGTTCTTGAGGGATAATCTACCATTGGGGATGCTGTGCCAGATCGTCGCCCGCGCCATGCTGAGCGTGCAGAACAGGACAGCAGGATGGATGTGGTAGTGGTAAGCGAGGATGCAGGCGTCGAACAAAGCGTTGTGCGAGATGAAAGCGTACGGTTGCTTGATGCTGCGCAGGTAGGGAGCCACCTCGTCCTTCGGCAGGAGGAAGGGAGCTTCATGCTCGACCGCAATGGCGCAGCACAACGTCTCCCACCTCGCATTGAGGATGTACTCCACAGGCGAGAGGAACTTCAACGAGTAGGTCTTGTCATAATACGTTTCAAAGTCGCCAAAGATGCGCAGCATCTTACTCTCCTGAGTTAGTGCTTGGTCGGCCCCTTGGCGACGGACGGCTCGCCAGTCGATCCATTGATCACCTCGACGCCGATCTCTACACCCTCAAGCTCGGCGGTTGTCCGCACCACGTTGGCGAGGTACTGCGCCTTACCTTCGTTATCCAGCTTAGCCATGATGATGGCGCTGATCTTCACGGCGGCATGCACCATATCGTTGAACGCCTTCTGGCTATACTTGTTCTTACCGTACTTGAGCCGGTGCGCATGGACGAACGCGCACGAAGGGCAAGTTTCGTGGTGCTTACGTTTTTTCATTTCATGCTCCGCAGGTTCGCCAGCGTGTGCTGATGGTAGTCCTCAAGCCTCTCCATGCCGTAGGTCATCCCAGCCTTGTAACCTTTGACGTAGCCCACATGGTAGGCGACGTAGCCACAGACGAACAGCACCGCGCCGAAAAGGAAATACAGGGGCTGAAAGAACTCCATCATCGCTTATCCTTCAGGATGTCGTCGTTCACATACTGCACAAGCTTCAACCGTTGCGCGATCTGCCCAGCCGCAAACTCCCACTTGTGCCGGTCCCAGAAACCACGGCAGCAAGCATCCTTGGAGTGATGGCACACACGAAAACCTGAGAAGCCGCCATAGTGGTCGCGGATGCGCGCTTCTAACGCTTCGATGTTCAGCGGACTGTCGTCGCGGTAAATGCAGGTGGCGCATGCCTTACGTTGAACCTTGAACATCCAGCTTCTTCCATACAATAATTTCCACGTAACCGCTGCGCTCCCATACAGCATCGCGGTAGCCCATCGGCTCAATACAGAAGCGCCAGCTTTGGTCAGTCTCGACAACAAACGTCTTGACCTCTACTTTGGGCCAGCCTCGGCAATGGCGCTCGGGGGCAAGTAACGGTCGGTCAGTCTCCACGTGCCGTCCCCCATGCGTTCTACGACGCCCTTCACCTCTAGCTTCTGCAACCGCGAACCGACTGAGTTTGCGGAGAAGCCGCCCTTCTTAACCAACGGCCTAAGATCAATCGCGCTCCGCGCCATGCCATGCGCCAGCGCTTCCATTATGATCCGGTTAATCCCCCTCGTCAAGTCCATCGGTATCGGTGGTTCGCGCTTGTATTGCTTGTTCTTGTAGTAGGTCTTGCCTGTTTGCTTGCTCACAAACGTCTCAGACTTCGGTGCATCCAAGTGCCTGACCAACTGCTGCGCCAGCACGCGGGTGGGTTGCGGCGTAGGTGGTGCCACTTCTTCTACCGTCACATGATCCAACGGCAGGAGTTTAGCCATCATGGCGAACAGCACTTCAGCCTCACCGACAAAGCCGATCTTGTACTTGGGCATGCTTACTCTCCTGAGTTACTTCGCTCTCCGCTTGTACTTGCTCATCTGCACCACATGCCGAACAGAGGTCTTGATCGGCAGGGGCATCGGCGGCACGAACTTAACCGCCTCACCATTCGGCACGAACCCAAGCTTGTAGCCCAGCGCCCTCGCAACCGCGTTGATAGTTGCAGCCTGTGGCTTCTTGGTCTTGCCGCCAAACCAATTGTAAAGCGTCATCTGAGTGACACCGGAATGCTCTTCGATCCACTTGTAGCTAGCGCCGCTCGCACTAACGACGCCCCTGATTTCGTCAATGATCGGGTCTTTATCGACAAAGCTATAGCTCTTGTAAGTGAAGCCTGCCATTACCTTACTCCAAAGAGTTTGCGCCGCCGCTTGCCGGTCATATCGCTGTCGTCTGTCCACGTGATCGCCACCTTCTCCTCAAACCAATCGGAGATGCACTCTCCAATATGCTCGTCCAACCATGCCGGGGCTAGGTTGGTCGCCCGGTTGATGCTCAGCGGGGCGCGCTCGATACTCGTTGCCGCCGCTTCCAGCATCCGATATTGTCCGAACAGGCGTTTGCCGGATTGGCACACCCGGTTCAACTCGATGCTCAGGCGCGGAAAGCTCTTGGGCGGCATACGCCTCTGGATCGCTCGCACCTCGCGCTCGATCTGCTCGCGCTCCTGCTTGCGCCTGATGCCGACATCCAGCAACTCAAGGTCAAAGTTCAGCATGATCTCGCGCAGCCACGGGAACAGGAACCCCAGCACATGTGGGTCAGGCACTGCGCCCTTAAATTTCTCCCATGTCTGGGTTAGCATCTCCCATTCGCGCGCGACGTTAATCGACATTGTTAGCGCTTGCCCCAGCGCACTCTCGTGAGTAACATCGAGGTCGTACTTCGGTAATAGAAGAACGGGATACTTTTCAGTCGGGTCCAGCCGCAACGACACCAACAGTTTAATTTCAAACGGTGGATATGGCGTATGGATGCCTAAGTTAATGCGGCGGTTGAGCGACGATGGCGGCAGGTACTTGCCTGCCTCTTTGAACGCCGCCACTACATGCGGCTCACCCACCAAGTTCTCATAAATTTCGTCGGTCGATAGGGCAACCGGCATGTGACGAAGAACGAAGTCTGCGGCCTCGCTCAGTTTCTTGTCGATGAAGGCAATCAGGGCGGCATGCATGTTACTCTCTTGGGTTAGGGGTGAACAAGTATAAAGACGACGGTTTACGTAGTTTCACGGGGTTATGGATACCCACCTGCCAAAGACCCGAACCACGTCTTGAAGGCTCCACGATTGTCCCACCTTGAGCGGCGTGGGATCGCTACCTAGCCGGGTGCCGTCGCTCCCGCTGCCGACCAGAGTTCCTTGGCAGGAGCTACGAATTTAAAATGGCTAGGACCGCAGCAAAGTCTTCGGCTTCCATAGCCTCCTTAATAACGTCCGCGATCTCTTCGATAGTCAGATGACTCAACGCTTCCATTGCAACCTCTTTAGTTTGTTCTGTCGTCAGCGGACCAAAATCAACAATCTTACGTGGCATCTTACTCTCCTGAGTTAGTCGTCGGTAAACGCATCCATGCGCGCACAGTGAAGGTCGTCTTCAAGGCGCTTGATCCGCACCTCAAGGTCGCGCGCCGTTGGCGTCATGCCCTTGATCATCTTGACGCCATGCTCGATCTTGATCGCTTCGGTGCGCATAGTCTGATCGTGTTTACCACGCAACGCCTTAAGCGCTTCGATCTTTTGTTCTAGCGTCATGGCTCCCTCCGATCCGACCACAGGGGACGCGGCAGCAGCACTGTGTCGCCTAGCCTCTTGCCGGGTTCACCCACCTCCAGTATCGGTTGCTGGTTGTCGCCCATCATCTCACTTGCCAGCCATGTGTTCACGCGAACGTGAGCAGAGACGACGTAGGTCACTTCTCTAGCGACCATCAGCGCGCCAGCAAAGCATCCCGGCCCAGCCTTGATGTAGTGGATATCGTTCATCCGCTCTACCGGCAGGGCCAACAGGTTTATGTGCGCCTCACGGATGATCGCTTCGGGAGTGAGAAACTGGCTGCGCTCCACCGCCCGCCCAAGCGCGTGGTCTGGCACCTCCAGCGTCCACAACCCATCGGCCAACTCGCAACGATGCGTGCCAGCAACGATGTAATTCACGCACACGCAGTCCTGCGCCAACGAGGCGCGCTCGGTGTCGGTCACGTTGTCGCTAGCTTGGACGAACACGGAGTTGCGCGGCTTAAGGTATGACCAGATCGCCAACGCCTTGTTCCTCTCCAGAGTAACACCCTCCAGAAACGCCGCCTTGCCCCATCCGGCATGCAGCTTATCGAACGCCTTGCGGCGGGTCGAGGTCGAGCCGCGCACCATGTCGGCCACGATCTGTATCCGGTCTGGCTTACGGAACACCCGTTCAAACGCGTCGTAGTGCTCGCCCAACCTTCGTTTCCAGTGCCGTAGTTTGCCGCGCGTTTCCGCATCGCCATACGTGATAGTTGTCTTTGCAGGCCAAGATTTCATCGGTTGGTCGTCCATGACTCTTACTCCTTTGACAACCATGTAGATAGCAACGAACTGGTGTCGGACATGACCCGTCATCCCAACACGGCGGCTTCACCTTACTCTCCTGAGTTAGCTGAGATGACAAGCAAGCACGCCGACCGTAGTCGGTAGCTTATTGCAATTGTAATCGCTGTCCCAGTGTATCCACATGAACAGGAAAGCGACTGTAGCTAGGATACCGACAACAACCGTCTTAGTGTTATCCTCTACGAACGAGACAATGATATCCTTCACCTTACTCTCCTGAGTTACCGACTTGCGGCGGGATGCGAACGATCTCACCCCACGGCGCGGGTGCATCGGTGGTCGCTCCCCACAGCACCGGGTACTTCGGGGACGTGCTGGGGAAGTCGCCATACAGATCGGTGAGATACACCAGCAGGTCGGGCGTCAGCCCCTCCTTCTCCACCCGCTTGAACGGCTCAAGGAAACTGGTGCCGCCGCCGCGCTTGAGCTTGCACTGGTAGAGATCGCTCACCCCATCCATCTCAGTCCACTCTTGGATATCGGTATCGCACTGGACAAACACGAGGTTCCTCGGCTTGGCTTGCTCCAGCAGCGCCGTCGTCTCAGCCATGAACACGGCGAACGTGTTCTCGTCAATCGATCCAGAAGTATCCACCACGATGACGATCAGGTTGCACCCAAACGATGTCCGCCCCGGTGCGCCAATGCCGCGATAGATCAGTTGCGGCTCCAGCCGATCCCATGTGTACCTGTCGTTGCCGATCTTGCGGCTCACCGCCAGCCGATACAGATCGCGCCAGTCTGCCTTGGGTTGCAAGCGTTTCACAAAGAGCCGCTCAAGGTTGGCGGGCAATCTGCCCTGAAGCTTGGCGCTCTCCATCGCCGCGTTGACTGTCGTATCCCACTCGGCTTGCGAGCGCTCGCTCATCGCCTTGTTGGGCTTCTTGCCGGAACCGTCGCCCGGCTTTAAGACTTTGTCGAACGCTTTACCGCTGCCCTCGCCTTGTGTTGTGCCAGCCTTGGTGGTGCGCTTGCACGCATCGTCCACTGGCTTACCGCCGCCCGGTTGATCGCTCTCTTGCTCACCTCGCTTGTCACCGGGCTTGCGGCCTCGGCTCTTGTTGATTTTGTACAGCAGCCGGTAAGCGTCGAGCACGCCCATGTCGCCGTTGATCAGTTGCGGCCAGTGCAGTCCGCCATCAGGCATCTTGCCGATCTTGGCCTGAACCAATTGATCGTTGATCACGTAGTCGGCAGCGATATTAAGAAGCTCGCCGTTGGCTGGCAGGACTAACCCATCTGAGTAACGGATCTCCTCGGCCTTCTGAAGCATGTAGAACAGACCGGCATGGCCATACATGGCGTGCGCGATCTCGTGGCAGGCGACGAACAGTCTCTCATCGAGAGTGAGCTTGAAGAACCAATCCATGTTGATGTAGAGGAACTTATCGTCGGTGGCGGCAGTCTCCACTTGGTCGGTGAACCAAGCTTGCTCGCCGTCGCGGTCCACCATCATCGCCAACCAGATGTCGGCATAGGAGGGGACAGCCCACAGCATGCCAGCCTTGGTTTCGGCCCATAGCTGATTGCGGATGGCGTCGAGGCTCAGCTTCTTCCACTTGCCGCTGTCGCCAGCGACCGGCGATTTGATGTCGGTTTGAACGAGGGGCATTGTTACTCTCTTGGGTTAGGTGCGGAAGATATCCAAGCGTCCGCTCAACCCCAGTGCGCGGGCGGCGCGGAACGCTTGCTCGAATGTGCGCGGACCTTTGATGAGGACCATGCGGCGGTCGTATCCGTAGACACGTCGTCCGCACCGTCGTACCTCGGCTTGCTCGTTCTTGAGCCAGCAGGGGAAGAACTCGGGACGAGTTGGGCGGCGCTTAGTCATCGTCACTCTCTTGAGTAACCGTTTCGAACAATGGGATGTCCACCTTGCCGTTGCGCGAGGCCATGCTCACGCTGATCGTGGGCGCGTTCTTCGCCAGCATCACGGTCGGGCCGTACATGTTGCGCGCCGTCTGCGTCACCATGTCGATAAACGCTTTCTTCAGCGCGTCATCGTTCACGTCGATGTCCACGCTCAGTCTTGTCTCGAATACGCATCGCATAGTATCACCTCGTATGGAGCTAAGGGTTTCGGATAGTGTGACTTCCAGCGCAATGCGCCGCAGCCTCATCGAACGGTGCTTGATCTCGAATAGCTTTGGCACGGTGTCGATGGGCAGCAAGTGCTTGGGGATGCGCCGCGATAGGGTGCTCACTTATCCTCGACCTTGTAGCGATTAAGCACCGCGATCAGCGCCGTCTTCTTAGCGCACCACTCGGCCACGTGCGGTTCGAACGCCAGTTGATAGTTGCGTTGGATGGCCATGCGGACAAACATAACCTGATGCTCTTCCGGCATGCGGGTCATAAACTCCAGCGCCGCCTTGGCGTCCTTCACGCTCACCCGCGCCGCGATCTTATACGACAAGAGCCGTTGCGCATCGGGCTTACTCGGCAGAGTAACCGTCCTCGGGTTGGCGATGTACTCCTCGTACGGCTTCAGCTCTTGACCCAAGCGGATCGTCTTGACCAGTTGCGCACAGGCTGGTTTGCCAATACCGCCGCTGATCTCCTCCTGAGTGAGCGGATCGGTCGGGATCTCAGTGGTGTCGAACACGCTCATCAGCGATCTCAAGTGTATGTCCGTCTGATGCAGGGTGCGCGGCGAGCAGCAGGGACGCTGGTCTTCGGGCTGCGGTTCGAACAATAACTGCGGGTTCTCTTCCGCGAACTGGATGACTTCCGGCAGCACATTGATCGAACGGTAGTACTCGACCGTGCATTCCACGTCATCGGTCACGTCCAACGTAATCCGCCGCATGACCATGTGATCCAAGTCACGCGTGGACCCAGACCTATCGGTCATCAAGTTGCCAGCGAACATCACAACCCAGCCGGGTGGCAGGCGATGGTTGCCCAACATCTTGCTCAGCGCCGCCTCGCCAACGATCTTCTTCTCGTCCAGCCCCAGCTTGTCATACTCGTCTATGAGCAGGATGCCGCCCGTGTACTCGTCCAGAGTCTTCTCGGGTTCATCGTAGTCGTGATACCAATAGGGCAGTTGGAACTTGCTCACCTCACGCCCCTTGGCGTCCTTGCTCGGGACCATAAATCCCATGCCGGTCATCAAAGTGAAGTTAGCGCCGTTGATCAAGGCAAAGCCCCACTTGCCAGCGGGGTCCACGCGCTTCATGATCTTTTTGTAGCGCCTAAATATGCTAGTCTTACCCCTGCCGGGGCGGCTGCGCACTAGATACGATGGCCCGCCATCCTCCAATGCAGCGTAGTACATCGCAGGCAAGCGCGCTTCCAGTTGATTAAGCTTCATGGGTACGTTACTCTCGTGGGTTAGAGGGAAAGACGGGACGGCAAAGACGGGGCTTGTTTGCCTCTGCCGTCCCTAGACGGCTCGCGCGGGGGTGCTAGAGCCGCCGTCTATTTATGCGACCTTGCGTCCGCTGTCCTCAAAAGCGGGCTTCATGGTACGCATGTAGCGAATGGTGTTATCCCACGCGACGGCGATGGCGGCCTTGTCGCCAGTATCCGCCGCCGTCTCGTAGGCCGAAATGATCCGTAGCCCGGCATGGGTGAGGTTTGCGTATTTGCGCGCGTAGTCGAGTGCGCGTGGATGCAAGCCCTCAGTCTCAGCCCAGCGCACGGTGCGAGCGATCAAAGCATCGCGCGCCGTGTTGCCAACGTCAGTCATATAAAGGTTACTCCCTTGGGTAATGCCACACAGAATTGCATAGCATACGTGTCAACGCTTGTCAACACACTTATAGGTTGTACTCGCGTTACTCGCCTTCGTCGTGTTCGGGCGTATCGGTTTTGTGATAGTTGACGATGTGCCATCGCAAGCGCTCCTCATCGCTGTACGGGATGGCGCAGCAACAGACCACGCTGTCGTCCAGCTTGCATGCTTCACGCAGCGCGCCCTCGTGGTCGTCGGCTTCCACCTCAATGGTGAGCGTCACTTGCCACAGCATCACACGACCTCGGCGTCAAGCGGCACTACAGCATTCGGGTCTACCGACATGAGCAACCAACCGTATTCGGCCCAGTAGTCGTTGAACAGACCACAGTCCTCCTCTTTGTCGTTGTCAGCAAGAAACTTATAGTCCTCGTACTCGTTGGGAACTTCGGCAGCGAGAACAATATCCCATGCCATGCGTTTGCCCTCGCCGGTCAGCGGCAGGATATGCAGCTTGCGCTTGCCATGCGCGCGATCACGGCTATCGTACAACCATAGCATCCTGTTACTCCGGTGAGTTACTTATCCAAGATGTTCGGCACGCCGCAGGCGGCAATGAACCTACCCTTGCTGAATGCCGGGTTGTCCTTGGCGCACACCACAAGCACAGCGTTCACGTCGCGGCACCATTGCCCATACTCGTCGCAGTGCTGCGCATAGTGCGCGTGATCCTTGTCGCCAGCGTACCTTGGCATTGCAGCCTTGAGCGCCAACGCCAGCGCGGTGTAGTCCTTCTTCGTCATTGCTTCTTGCTCCACGGCGCTAACTTCCATTTGCCGCCCATCGGCAGGGAGAGTGTATCATGCTCCTCGTCAGAAAACGTATCGTAGTCCTCAGTAACCCAGCCGCAAGCATTAGACCAGTAAAGTAGCGCGTTATCGCTATTAATAATTACCCATCTCATAGCCTTAGCCTTTTTTCCACTTCAGAGTTGGGTACAGCTTGAGCGCTCCCGCGCGTGCGGCCTTCACGGTGGCCACGTGCATCCACAACTCGTCATAGATGCGGCCCGACTTGGTGAACTTGAGGGTCACGAGGTACACGCCTTTGCGCTGCCGCTCGACCGTGGCGGTCATCGGCATATCGTCCGGTCGTCTAACCGGCATGCGATTAAAGATGTGCATTGGGGCGCGGATCATTGGTACTCTCGTGGGTTAGAGAAAAGGTTGAGGACGTATCGCGGCCCTCTGCGCGGTCTTAGGTTCGCTGGACAGAGCTAGCATGTCACATCATGGCTGCATGGTTGGTTTAACGTCTACAATCATCGACGCGCGTCAGCGATGGTCGAACGCTACCGTGGAGCCTAAGCTGTGGTCTAATGCGTTCGTTACTCTGTTGAGTGACTTGTCTACTTGCGGCAAGTAGATATGGGGCCGCTATGAAGGGGCGCATACGTTTGTTAGAGTGTCATTAGAGCATGCGCGTTGTTGATAGTTGTGGTCACAAAAAAGCGGCGGAAGAGTTAGCGGGTTGAACGCCCAACTCTACCGCCGCCAAGCCCCGCGTCACTGGGGAGGGACGCGAGGTTACTCTTGTGGGTAAGAAGGCTAAGCCGCCTTTTTGCCCTTGCTCGCCGCGCGCTCTTCAGCCTCCTGCCGCTTCTTCTCAGCCTCGGCCATCTCCTTGTCGAACGCCTGCTGTGCCTCGGGCGACGCATCACCCAGCGCCCGGTAGAGCGCGTCGATAGCGTCGTCAAGGTTCTTACTCACCAGCGGCGCGCGGTAGTTCTTCTCGCTATGGCTACCCTTCTGCGCGCTAACCGCCGCATCGAGCGCCTGCCGCACCTTGGTGGCCGCCGTGACCGGACCCGACTCGGTGACCTCGCGAGCAATATGCTTATGCATCTCCTCGTCGGTCATCGGTTGTCCGGCGTACTTCTCGCGCAACTGCTCGGTGACGATGGACCCCAGCACGGTGTACGTGCTGCCTTTCATCACCGCCTTGGGATTAGCGGCTTTGGCAGTGAGATGGACGCCAATGGCGCGCGAGACGATATCGACCGCCTCCTCCATGCCATTGCCCAACTTGATGAACGTGCGCACCTTGCTCACTTGCTGAGTGAGCGACTCGGGATCAGCGCCCACCTCGTCGTCGGGGATCAATCCGGCATCGGTGGTGGCGCGCTTGTCGGCACGCGCTTTGAAGGTCTTGTACAACTCCTCGGCATCGCTCTCGCCCACTGTGCGGTTGACAGCGGCCTCGGTGACCTCCTGCGCCAACTCGATCATGCTGGTTTTACCAGCGCCGTACGCCTCGCCAATCTCGCCGATTTTGCTCATCAACTTGCGGCGCTGACGGTTTTTAGCCCGCTTCTCGTCAGCCTCGTTGATGTTGACGCCTGCGGCCTCCTGATCCGCGATCTCCTGCTCGGTTGGAGCGGGGTTGACCGCCTCACTCTCTTGAGTGACTTCGCCCATATCGGCGCTCACTTCGGCTTCGGGATTGACCTCGTCCTCGATCTCAACCTCGTTGCCGGTCGCCAATGCTTTCTTCACCATATGATAGACCTCGTGCTTTCTGTGACTGTAAACGCTCGTCACCAGCGATCCATAACCAGATTGTTAATATCCGGCAGTGGGAAGAGTAAAGCATATGCGCGCACGCATGTCAAGCGCCAAATGCGACAGGCGTTGACACACGTATGGCGTGTTGATAGTTGCGCGTTACTACTCAGCGTTGTCCACACGACGCCGCCACATTTCACGTAATGCTTTAGCGTGATCGTGCGCAGCGATGCGCTTCACGTCCATCCGCTCGCCAAGCCTACCGATCTCTTTCCAGTCACGGCAGTGATAGAGTTCATTGTCATGCTCGCGCCCAATCGCATCAAGCACGGATGACAAGGCGCGATCAATGCGCCGGTCACGGGAAGACCGCATGGTTACTCTCCTGAGTGATAACACTACTAATGATCGCAGTTCTCAAGCTGCGATCAATGCTAGTGTCAGCGCGTAGGTTTATCGCGCGGCCCTTTTGTCTCGCAACCCATTGTCGCGGCCATCAAGCCAACCATCGCGAAACGCTTTCTGCAAGCGGTCGCTCAACGCAGGCCAGCGCCGCCAACCATAGGTCCAGCTTGTACGCAGGTCGTATCCGGCAGTGAGGCCAAACACGTACACTTCGTTGGCGGTGAGTCGTCTGTCGTGCAGTCTCATGCGCGCCTCTTGATTGTGTTCGGATCGCTGAACGAGCAGATGAATAGCTCGTTGCCATCGCAATGGCCGATCACGGTCTCGTTGGTGATCTCGCTGTACACTTTCAGTCCAGCCTTAACCGGAATGCGGTAGCGCCACGCATCGCGCTTCCACAGTTTGGTTGCGCCATTGGTGCGCACTTTCCAGTAGCGAGCCGCTGACGCACGGCTGCTCACTCGTACCCAGATTGAACCGGCATCGATCTCGTAACGCACTTGCTGGTGGGATGATGACATTGCGTATTGTTCTCCTATTGTACGCGCCGTGCGGGAGATATATATCTCCCCGCCGGTGAGTGAATTACTCAAGTGAGTAAGTGAACCCGCGTCAGGGTTCGTAAGTGAGTAAGAGTTGTGGTTGCGCGGCTTGTGTGCGCTTCGATTGCCGCCGTGATCCGGCAGGTGAGAGTGGACGGTAGGCGCGGCTGACACAGAACATGAAGGTGAACCTGCCCACCTTGAGGAAACGTAAGCCGCCAACCTTGCGATATGAGATGTTGAGCATTGATATCATTCACCTTTCTTCATCTAAAAGGAATTATGAGGTACGTCACCTCATTTAGCCTAGTTTGCTAAGGCTAAAGTTTAATGGAATTAGCTAAGTGTTTGCTATCGTTCACTTAACTTAATTCCATTGAAGCTTAGTCTTAACTTTGAATTGTAAGTCATTGATATCATTGATGAAACTAATTCAAAACGGCCTTATTCAATATGCAAAACGCAAAGTGTAACCATAGGGGGTAACTCTCGTGAGTGAGAAGGCCCATTGAAACAAACTTTTATTTTCAAAAAAGCTCTACAGGCGCTTATATATTATATTGAATATTGAATTACACATTCATATGTGTTCAAGATCTTGATAAAGCAGGGTTTTTTCCCCCTGCCTAATTCAAAAACGCCACTTATTGAATACTGGAATAAGGGTTACTCACTTGAGTAACCCCTATGCCGGTGTTCAAAGCGCGCAAATTCACTTACTCACGTGAGTAAGTGCATTACTCACGTGAGTAAGCGCATTACTCACGTGAGTAAGCGCATCCAACCACCGTTGGAGCGCATCGTAGCGCTCCAACTCTTCTTGTTCGCGGTTCACTTGAAGCTCACGCGCCGCACCATGCGCGCACCCGACTTCACGAGCTTGCGCTTTGGCGCGTTCACGTCAATCGTCTGGACAATTCCGACGATCCGATCTTTTGTCGGCGCGGCCATTGTGCGAAGCATCAAGGGCGCACCTTCAGCGCGACCCAACGACCGCTCGTAGTTACGGGCAATCGTAAAAGCGCGCTGCTGTTGCTTGTAGTAGTTCATAGCTTTTTCTCCTTAGCACGTCAAAGCTCACTCTCAAGATCACTCAAGAGAGTAAGCTTTGACATGCTAAGGTCCGGGCATTATGGTTTAGCCCGGCCCAGCATGTCATTCTTCAGATGCCCGCGTGGTCGGACCCACGGCGATACATCCTACCCGACCATTCCTCGGGCGTTAGAGGGCGCGGAGGACATCGCACACCACACATGTGGCATGACCATTGTCCGCGACCCCAATACCTGACTGGGTCTATCCACTAGCGCTCTCGATGTTGGGTAGCTAGCCGACAGCTTACTCTCGGGGGTAAGGGGGAGGGGGGTGGCCCCCCATCTGGACCGGGGGGTGGCACCGGGGTGGGCGCTTTTAGGTGAACGCGTAATATATTTGGTCCCCAGAACACTAACCCACATCCTCCCCCCGTGATTTCGATTTCTCCGTAAAACTACCCATTGACAAGTATTCACCAAGTATCCGCAAGTACAATAACTCTCGTGGGTAAGTCCCTCCCAAATAAATTCCTGCTTGACAGGAACATTTCCTCCCATATATAATTATCCACAGCGGACCCAAGCTTCTGCCACGGTGTGACGGTTCGCCTGTGGTGCAATAACGGCTGACGTACGACGATCACGGTATACCGGAGATCGTACTCGAAAGAGGTGAAGGCCAAAGACCACAGAAGCGCGCGAGTATGCCCCCGTTCCCAAGATGTCTGTCCCTTGGGGCGGGGGTTCTCGTGAGGGGGGCTATGACCACAACCACGCGCTACTGCCCCCATTGCTGCAAGGATAAGCCTCTAACTGGCTTCACTCCTAATCGCAATGTGAAGTCCGGGTACGTCCGCATCTGCCACGACTGTGATGCGATTAAGCAAAGAGAATACCGGACGAAGAACCGGCAAGAGATACTAGCTAGACGCAAGACGACATATCAAGCGCCCATACGGCGTACGGGGGAGACGCGAGAAGATTTCATTCGCCGTCTTACGCTTGATAAATATTCCCTCTCCCCTGCCGGATTTCATGCGCTGCTTACTCAGCAGGGTAACTGCTGTGCGATTTGCAAAGAGGCGTTCGACCTCTCGGACGGCTACCGCAATTGTCATATTGACCACGTTAAGCATCCGCATGACACGCGCAATCGTAAATATGGGAAAGTGCGTGGCCTCTTGTGCAATTCCTGCAATAATGGTATAGGTAGGTTCCAGCATGACGCAGAGCGCTTGCGGAATGCGGCGGACTACCTAGAGTGGCACAATGAGGACCGGGCAGCAGAAGCTGGAGTGGGTTTACAACGCACCCCCGACGATATCGCAATTCCTCCAAAGTGACTGTTTTGGGCGGCTGATTTGGGGGCCGGTCGGGTCTGGCAAGAGTACAGCCTGTATCGTAGAAACCGCTAGGAGGATGGCGCAGCAGGCTCCCGGTGAAGATGGGTTACGCCATACCCGGTTCGCTATCATCCGTCAGAGCTTAAAAGACCTTAAGGGCACGATTCTTAAAGATATAAGACAGTGGTTCGGTCCAATCGCCGATTGGAAGGTATCCGAGTCTACGCTCTACCTTCGTTACGGCGACGTAGAGAGTGAATGGCCTTTTATCCCGCTCGATGAACCGGATGACATTAAGCGTTTGCTCAGCTTACAGCTAACAGGCGCATTCATAAATGAGTGTATTGAAACCGATGTAGATATCTTGAGCGATATCGCGGGCCGCGTCGGGCGCTACCCCAACAATGAGTTCGGGGCCTGCACGTGGAGCGGCATCTGGGCCGACACCAACGCGCCTATTATTCATACCCCGTGGGCGAACTTCATGGACAAGCCGCCGCCCGAGTGGCAGGTGTTCCACCAACCGGGGGGTCATACCGATGAAGCAGAGAATCTTGCGCACCTCAACCAGACTGCCGAGACGATGCTCTTGGCCGAGGATGACCCTGCGCGTATTGCGCAGGGTCGCGGCTACTACAATCGTCTACTTAGCGTGGGTTCCCCTGACTACATTCGCCGTTATGTGTGGTCGCAGTTCGGTCGCGATCCTTCTGGCGCTGCCGTCTTTGCCGAGAGCTTTAAGTACGACTACCACGTCAGCCCCGTTCCTCTGGACCCTGTGTATAGCCGCATGCTTGTGGTGGGGCAGGATTTCGGGAGGTCTCCGTGGTCGTTGATAACACAACTGGATCATAGTGGCCGTCTCTTGGTCCTAGAGGAGGTGCCGGGGCGCGGGCCTACGGGGGAGAACATAGGGCTTCAGTTGCACTGCCGACAAAACCTGATCCCGGTGCTCACCTCGCAACGCTACGCCGGGAGGCCGTTCGTGCTGGTCGGCGACCCGACCGGCATGTCGCGGGATAGTTTATTCGAGATGAATAGCTTCGATTTGTTGAAAGGCTGCGGGTTGAACGCCGAGCCAGCGCCGACTAATGATCTTGATCCAAGGCTAAGAGGGGTGGAGAGCTTCTTCGGGCGCAACGTGCAGGGCGGTCCCGCCATCCTGATCGACGGCACAAGGTGTCCTACGCTGGTTGCCGCGCTCAACGGCCAGTACAAGTTCGCCGTTACTCCCGACGCTTCTGGCGGGACGTTCCAAAAAACCGTACCGGAGAAGCTTCACCCGTGGAGCGATGTGGCGGACTGTCTTCAGTACGCCTGTCTGGTCACTGGCAATCAGGGGGCTTATGCGTGGGTGCTGGGGCGGGTGGTGGATCGGTTGCGCCCGCGCCGCCCGACGCGGCGACCGATTTCTTCTTTGGCGTGGACTTAACGTGCACAGGCGCGACGTACCCCGGCTCAAGCCGGGGATCGTCAGCTTCTGAGTAGATCGTCATCCGGTGTTCGACTTCTTCCCTACTCATCGTCGGGCTTCATTTCCGTCATTGGCAGCGCTGACCCGTGCGCGTAGCGCTCGTAGTTCAGGCGAAACGCCAGCCCGTTGACCGCACACGCAAGGCTGTGCGCCCACCCCGGCGTATACGACAGGATGCTCTCGGTCGCTCGCGCCCCATCCGAGTCAGGGTTGTCGCTGGGCGTCGCCACCGCGATGCCGATGGCGTGGATTTTGCCCTCCTTCGCATCGCGCAAGCACTCGCGTAGCAGGTTGATTATTTTCTGGTTAGGCTCCAACGCGCGGGGGATGGCTTTGAGCTTGGGCATCATAGGTCTTCCTTTTCCATGCCTGCCCACACCGCGCTGATGCGCGGGCGTGGATCGTCGTCTTGAGGTAACTCACGTGGGTAACTCTCTTGCGCCGTCTGCTCGATCAGCACTGTCTCTCGTCTGCCAGCGCCGAGGTTGATCTCCAGCTTGAAGAACTGGCCCCCGCCCGGTGGTAAGACATCCGGGTTGCCGAGGTTGCCGATCCGGGCGACGATCTCTAGCGCTTTGACTTTGGAGCTTAGCGGCTCCTTCGGATCGACCATCGCTTGATAAAAGTGCGGCAGCGCCTGCTCGACATTGACCGCTGCTTTGAGACGGATGCGCTTGTGGGTGTTGCTCGCCCCTTCCCACTCGGAAGTGGCTTGGTTGAGGATCAGTTTGAACGTACGCGTTTCCGCCAGTTCGTCGTAGTCCTCGCGTGTAAACCCTAGTCGCTTGAGCAGTTCGTCGTCGTCCTCGACCCCCTTGGCAATGCCGGTCGCTAGCTCGCGCAACCGTTGTTCGTCGTGAACGGTCATAGAAGACATTTTTTAACCACCCTCTTGACAGTGATATGACGGCATGGTATACCTCCTATGTTCACGTGGCAAGTGACTTTGCGCAGGCGCGTCAGCTTGCGCAACGCGCGATAAGGGACAGATACAATGGCGGCGCTGCCGGGCGCACCGGCGTTGCGCGTCGTAGGGCGGGACGGCACAGCGCAACAGCAGCAAGTCATGGACGCGGCACGCGCACAGGCGTACGCGGCTCCTCCAGATGCGCCGCCCCAAGGGCTGGCGGGATTCGTAACCGATCAATATACCTTGATGCGCCGACACCGTGATACGGTGGGACGCGGTTGGAGCGATAGGCTGCTCGCTGCGCTTCGTGCGTTTGATGGCGTGTATGAACCGAACATCATCGAAGAGATCAAACGTTTCGGCGGGTCGAACGTTTACGCGCGTACTATTGCGATGAAGTGCAGGGGGACCAGTTCCCTCTTACGCGATGTGTATCTAGGCACCGACCGCCCGTGGGGTATAGAGCCTTCCCCTGACCCGGACGTTCCCGACGAGATCGTGCAAGCGATAGGCGAGCATATTTCGGGTGAAGTGACGCAGGCGGTGCAGGCGCATTTTCAAGCGGCGCAAGCCCAGCAAGCGCACGCGATAGGCACGGCAGCAGCCCATGCATACGGAGCCGCTACAGGTCAACATCCTAGTTTCGTTGACGCTAGTATACCCTCGCACCAGAGCGGCCCATCTCAAGGCATGCATACGGGTGCTGTACCTCCGGGCATACCTCCACCTCCCGGTCAAGGTGCGGGTCTTCCTCCCCCTCCCCCGCCTCCACCTCTACCCGATCCCTCCGCGATAAGACAGCGCTACGAAGACATGATGGAGGACGCGCGCGATCTCGCCAAGCGTCACGCCTCTGACCAAGCAAAAGTGGCCGAAGACAAGTTGGAGGAAAAACTCGCCCAAGGCGGGTTCTATACCGCGCTGGCTGAGTTTTTGGTGGACCTGCCGTTGTTCCCCTATGCGGTGATCAAAGGCCCTACCGTCCGCATCAAGACGCAGGTCAAGTGGACGAAAGACGTAGCGCCGTGGTCAGGGACTCCTCAAATTCCCCCGCCTCCCCAATCTCCACCCAACATGCAGGGGCCGCAGGGTAACTCACTTACACCCTCCCCGCTTACTCAAGGGAGTAACCTTCCCGGCACGCCTCCTCAAACTCCCCCCAAGCAGCCCCAGATCGCCAAGCCTGTCGTTCAAGACGTGCCGATGCTGTGCTGGGAGCGGGTATCCCCTTTCGATATTTATTGGACCCCCGGCGTAGCGGATATAGCCGATGCCAACGTTGTTCAGCGCTCGCGGCTCACGAGAGCCGAAATTAACGATCTTCTCGATCTACCGGGGTTCATCACCGATGAAGTGCGGGCAGTGCTGGACGAGTACGGCAGAGGCGGGCTGGTTGACAACTGGGACCAGACCGACGCCGAGCGCGCCATACTGGAAAGCCGTGAAGACCCAAGGTTTAACCAATCCGGGTTGATCGCTTGCTTGGAGTTTCAGGGTAATGCTCAGGGAAGATATCTTCTCGATCTTGGCATGGACGCTAGCCTTATACCTGATCCTCTCCGCGATTATTTTATTAATGCTTGGCTTATTGGACGGCATATCATCAAAGTGCAGCTTGCCCCTTCGCCGCGCAAGCGGCACCAATACTACGCTACCAGTTTCGAGAAGGTTCCGGGCAATCCTTGCGGCAATGGCCTGCCGGATTTGCTGGCGGATATTTCGAGCGTGATGAACGCGACCTTGCGGTCGTTGGTCAACAATCTGAGTATTAGTTCCGGCCCGCAAGCCGTGATCAACGACGACCGTCTCTCGGATGGCGAAGACGGCGAGCAGATGTACCCGTG